TTTTCTTTATTATCATTATCCCGTTCAAGATAATCCCAATAGTGTTTGTTCATCTTCTCGGAAAGGTCGGCAATTAACATGACATCTTCCGCATGAATAACAAACTCCTGTTGATCACATAGTCCACTAAAGACCCAGTGAGAAAAAGCTATAGCAGTATAACCTTCTCTCTCTGAATCTATATATACAACTCTCAGAGGATTGAAAACAGTATATAGTATTCCATCTTCATCCTCTGTTTCCACCACATCGGCAATCAAGTCATCACCGTTCGTCAGACGAATGAACTTTGCTAATGGTTGCACATCTTCCATAATCTAACCTTTCACTTTTGTTTTGTAAGGACCTCTTGGTTTACCTACACGCTTCTTATAGGATAATCTCTTTTTTCCTCTTAGAGCGTCACCTATAGCAGGTTTCTTTAGTCCTTTGTTGCCTTTAGCATTAGTATTACCCATCTTCGACTGACTCATTTTTTCTTTTGTTTCATCAGTAGGAACCCATACTCTTCCTGATACACCATCACCACCATCAGTAAGATTACGCAAGATTCCAGTTCCAGTATCTTTGCGTCCATACCAACGAATGTAAAACCTCTCTAAAGCTAAAGCGCCTATTTCAGTGAGGTTAGTCTCCATGATGACTATGCGCTCATTATCAGGAGTATGTGTTATTTTATGCATAGACTTATCCCAAGCACGATTGTCCTTACCTTTTCCAATATAGTAAGGAGTTCCGTCTTGTCTTAAGTATGCATAAATGTAATACAAGTTTTATCCCTTCATTGAGATTTTATAGATTTTGAACTTGAACTGTTCTTCGCTGTAGGTTTTGATTCGTTCAAAGAAATGTTTAAGGGTAAAGTTTTCTTTGGACTTCCAGCTAAAGTCGTCGGCAATGTCATAGAGGGTGGCGGATTTTTTTGTTTCACTAACCCGAAGGCCTCTACCGACTGATTGTAAGTTACGAATCTTGGACTTGGAAGGAGATCCAAATATGACGTTATCCAAGGCCACGATGTTAGTGCCAGTGCTAAGAACACCAACGGACCCAACAATAATGGCAGATTGCTCGCTTTCAACGATTTTACGAATTGATTCTCTATCTTCGACATCAGTTCCTCCGTGTATAAAGAACACCTTTCGGCCATTCTTTACCTTCTGTTGCAGCATTTCATATAAGACTTTACCATGCTTATCAACATAGTTGAACAGCAACAGCGTATTGCCTTCTAATGATAATGCTAGGTTACAAATAAAGTTGTTTCTTTCCTTGTTACTGACGATGTAATCAATCTCATCTTTGTAGGATGCAGACTTCATATACCGACATTCCTCATCGCTATACTTGAGCAATAGGCATTTAATGGTTAACTCTGCCAATTGCTTTTTAGCCATGAGTTCGGCAGATGATGTGGCCTTATAGATTTGACCAAAAAGACCTATCAACTGCCATTCATGGGATTTGGCACCGGAAAGTGTACCAGTAACACCAAGACGATACTCTGCCTTGGTGCATTTACCCACGATTTCTGTTAGTGACTTGGCTTGCGCTTGGTGCACCTCGTCACAGATAACATAGTCAAACTGTTCAAAGTATTCTTTAGGCATTCTTTGTAGTGACTGCCATGTAGATATCATGATTGGTTTGTTAGATACCTTATCTTTACCTGAATAGACACGGTGACAATACTTCTCCATGTCTTTACCATTCTTAACAGAATAGTCCTCAAAATCTGAATACATTTGTTCAACTAGGGCTGACCTAGGAACGATGATAAGACCTCTTTTACCTTTGGTAAGGAGATGCATAGAGACCATGTAAAGAAGCAAAGACTTGCCTGAACCAGTAGGAGACAACACAATACGACGCTTAGAACGTATTGCGTGAACGAGAGAGTTGACCTGATAATCTCTAGGCATATGCTTGGGATTGAGTTTTTCAATAAATTCATTTGCTTCCTCTACAGAAAACGATGTATCATAATCCTCATCTTCATATGAGTATGTATAGCCTCTTTTGGTGGCCCATGCCATTACCTGTGGTGCTAGACCACGGTACATTTGTCTTGATAGCGGATTGAATAGTCTTAGATATCCATCCCATAACTTTTGCTTATAGGATGGAACAAACTGGAATCCAGGTGGTCTGAATGAGAAGGCGTCACGGAGTTCCCATGCTACACTTTCATCACATTGAACCTTGATATAGGATTCATTCGCATTGGTAATAACAAGATGCATTATTTTCCTGTCAACTGACGGTATTTGATAACGTTACCTAAATCCCATGTCCGTGAGTTTAGAGACTTTAGAACATCTTGGCAGTATTCTACAATCTCACCATGAGCGACACGTTTAAGTAACAGTTTATTTAACTCACTATCAGTATCTAGTTTACGGGCCACCTGAGGGTTAGACAGAACGTGCTGGATAGGCTCCCATCCTCGCTCCTCCATCTCCTCCTTCGTTAGGTGACCTTGATAGTAGTCCTCACGCAGTCCTTTCATCATCTTATAGTCCGCTTCCATTTTATGGAATAGCACACGATGGTGAGACATGATATTGAGATACTTACCATGAAGATAGGAAATCTTCAATATCTCTTTTTCTAGTTCCGTTCCATCAACAATCTTATCTTGTGACCATTCACGCATAAGGTCATTAAGTGTTACCGGAGCCTTTAACATAATATAGTCCTTTCAGTTATGTCTCATTATATCATATGGATTTTTAAAAGTCAAAGTCTTTCTATTTCAAATAGATCGTAACGGAATGTGAAGTCGCAGGTGGGAATGTTGTCCGCATCCGTTTTGGTATCAAACTGTATGGAACCAAGACTGATTGGGTGACAGTTATGGAACTTGAAACGGATGTTAGGATTGTTGGAATTGGTATTGACAGTTAGATAGCCGTCAAAGTAAAGCGGAGTTCTATCAGCCAAACTCTTTCTAGGATACTGGTCATATGATTGTGGTCTGGTAAGACTGCTTAGCCAGTCATATGTTTCCTGCCACACCTTTAGATCCTCATCGACCATAGCGGTGATGGTCAATGCTTCATAGTTTAGCTTATCACCATGACGGTATGTATTAGAGAATGGAGTAGCGACCGCCACCTCGCCTGTAGACACACTTGGTAAGGCTACAGTCTGACAGAAATACTTTAGGTATGGCTTATCAGGAATGATAAACGTAAATCTGGTAAGCTGTAGAATACTAGAGTTCTGTGGTACATTAGAAGCGAATGATTCGATTGCCATAGTGTTCCTCCATATTATATTTAGCGCACAAAAAAAGAGAGGGCCGAAGCCCTCTCTCTAAGTTTGATATTCGTTTCCTAATCTTATTAGGTTAGGTTGCGAACACGGAAGATACGATAGTATCTGTTAGCATTTGAAGCGGTCTGGCGGGTACCAACAACACCGTCACCAGCTGTGGTAGCAAATGGGTTTGCAACCATGCCGTAACGAGTCTTGAAGCCAATCTTTGGCTGGAAGGTATCCTGACCGATTGCACGAACCATCTGTAGTGGAACGTATGGGCAGTAGAATAGACCAGCGTCGAATGGTGATGCACCACGATAGCCAACGGTAACTAGTTCGTCACCATTTTCTGAACCACCGAAGTATGGGTCGATGTAAACCTTGATACGACCATGTAGCATACCAACGAAGGTGTTGCCAGTGTCGTCAACGGTTAGATCGGCTGAAAGGGCTGGGGTGTAAGAAAGAACACCAGCCATAGCCATAGCTGAAGCAACGTCTGAAGAAACGATCAGAACGTTACCCTTGCCACGACGGGTTGCCTTGGCGATAGCGTTAGCTTCTCTTTCGATGTGGAAAATTAGACCCTTGAACTTCTCAACTGACCAACGACCGTTTGAGTCGGTGTCAAGATCGAATGTACCAGCAGTTGTAACACCATACTGAGCACCTAGTGTTGCTGAACGGTAAATGGTGCGGATAACCTCACGATTGATTTCAGCTAGGATTTCAGTTGATAGGATGTTTGCTAGTTCTGTTTCAGCATCAAGGCCGTGAATTGCCTTAAGATCCTGAGCAAGTTCGGTGGTGTATTCTGCCTTTAGCGCACGGCTACGAGCAGTAACAGTAACCTTATCGATTGAGAAGGCCATTTCGTTGAACATGTTGCCAGCGGCATCGCCTAGGGCTTCTGCCTGTGCTGTGGTCATGCCCTTGTTGACAACGTATGAGTCGCCAGATAGGGTAGCGTCAGCGAATGGGTTGTTGTTTGCATCTGGATGATAACCAGCTTCGGTGATACCGAAAGCATTGTTCTGACCAGAGAAAGCGGTGTTTGCTTCGTTAAAGAAGGCTTCGTTTGAGCCTGCTGTTGGAGCATTTGTACCGCTCATTGACTTATAACGTGAACGCATAGCGAAGATAAGGCCGGTTGGACCGGTCATTGGCTGAACGCCGCAAACGTCATAAGCGATTAGGTTTGGAAGGGCACGACGAACTAGTGAGATAAGAATTGGATCGTATGAACCAATGTTTGTACCTGCACCTAGACCACCACCTGAGTTGGTTGGGGCTGCTTCGTTGAGGATGTTACCTTCCTCAGCCATTGCCTTTTCCTGGTTCTCAAGAACGACGGCTGTAACAGCACGACGATATGAGTCCTTAATTGGATTGAGACCGTCGTGGTCGAGAACTGGTGACCACTTAGACTCTAGATTTTCTGTAAGATACATTTTTAGTTCCTTCTTTCTTAGATTAACTATAGTTAAAAATTACTTTGGAAGACTTTTTCCAATTGCCTTAACATATTTAGCCATTGGACCATTTAGATTGCTTTCGCTAATCACTGATGGATCTGATGACTCAACAAGGTCAAGAACTTCATTGTTCTTAACGGCAGTTGGGAAGTAATTCTCCCTTAGTGTGGAAATCTTCTCAACAAATGATGCATCGTCGGTATACTCGACGTTCTCAACAAGAGCAAGTAGCTTCTGTGCCTGTGTATCGGTTAGACCTTCACAAACGGTAGCAGCTAGTTCAACCTTGCGAGATTCAGCAAGCATTGATGTAAGTTCAACGTTGCGCTGAATTTCTTCGTTTAGCTTTGATTCTAGTTCCTCGACTGTTGAAGATAGTTCCTCAACAACCTGGACTTCTTCTTCTGGAATATCGATGTAGTGTTCTGCGAATAGTGACTTTAGACCAGAGATAAAATCTTCTGTTAGTTCTGAACGTAGTGCAGACTCAACAGCAACTTCATTCTCGGCAATCCACTGTTCAACAACATAGTTAAGATACTCATCAACGCTAGAAGCGAGTTCTTCCATGATTTCTTCAACTCGTTCTTCTAGAGTTTCAGCATAAGCCTGTTCTAGTAGAGCAACTTCTTCTTCTAGCTTTGCCTTAACAGCAGCTTCGAAGATTGTGGTTGCCTTAGCCTGAAATTCTTCTGATAGATCCTCACCGGCTAGTAGGGCTTCAACATGCTCGGCCATATTGACTTCATAGGTCTCTAGGGCTTCTGCTACTGTTTCTTCCTCAAACTGTTCTTCTTCGGCGACGAACTCAAAGTTCTCATCGATAGCAGCTAGGATTTCTTCTTCTGATAGACCAGCTTCAATACCTTCTTCAATGAAGGCTTCTAGTTCCTCAGAGATAGCAATATCCTCGTTGCACTCACCCTTTTCTTCTTTTTCACCCTTTTCCATTTCAGCTTTATGCTTACGGGCTTCTTTAAGGGCCTTAACACGTTCTGCTAGTGAGGTCTCGGCAACTACGTCACCTTCTGTTTCCTCATCTTCTGATAGCTTCTTAGATGGTTCTGCATTTGAACCTGAACCCTTGATTGAGGTGTCACGCTTTTCACCACCAGCAGCGGCAGCACCGAGGTTGCCAGATGGAAGTGAAGTTGGTGTCTGACCACCAAGATCCTTGGCTTCGTTATGCTTTGGATCGGCTTCTGATGACTTAGACTTTGGACGTAGTGTCTTAGCGTTAGCTGTTGATGCAGTAGAGCCATCTACAGGATTAGGATTTGACACACCACCGCTGATTGGACCAACGGTTGGAAGTGTAGCACCTTCCTGTAGATTCTTACCTTCAAGAACAGCCTTTGCTGTTTCTGTTAGTGATGCCATTTGAATGATACTCCTTTATGGTTTCCTATTTAGTATTTTCAAAGTTTTGAAATATAATTTTCAAAAATCTTTAGAGCCACTGACTCTATTTCGCTTTTAGAGGCTTCACTGATAAGTTTCTTAGCATGATAATACTCTTGCTCTTTCCACTTACCATTCTCAAAAACCCATTCTTTACCCTCCATGATGCCTTGCACAAATGCGTCAGGTGCGCTTGGATCTGCTACAATGTCTGCCGCTGTAGCCAACTTGAAATCGTCTTGGACTTGTTGATATCCATTGTGTGGACGGAGAGACCCTACGCCTCTGGTCGACACACCAAGACTAGCACCACCATCTAATAGGCTCTTAACAATTTTACCGTTAGGAGTATCCAATATCTTAGCTTTACCAATAAAGTTAGTACCATCAGCATATAACTTGGTGATCATATGCGAAACTCTGTCTAGGTTGATTTGAGGATTCTCTGGATGACCTAGTTCACCAAACGCTCTATTCTTTTGAACGTATTCTTTATTATATCTGTCAGCTTCTTTTGAAAGAACATTCATAGGATAGACACGACCATTACGGTTCTGTCTTTCAGCCTGCATGAAGATACCAGTGATAAAGTGGTTCTTACCACCTTTACCGTCTGACTCAACCAAATACTGAATGTCCTGAATTTCTTCTCTAATAAGTTTCATTTGTTTACCCTTTAGGTATATTTATAATACTTTGATTCCTAAAAACCGCTTATGTTACCAAGTTCTTTTGCTAGATTTTTAACAACAGAACCAGCACCTTTAGCGGCAGTCTTAGCAACCTTTAAGTTGATTTCACCTGGACGACCTGGTTCATAATCTTTTATAGCCTTCTTAGCTTTTTGTGCGGCTCTACCAAACATGGTCCAAGGTGCATTACCCTTACCTTCATAATCTGTTTCACCAGCTGACTTTGATGATTTGCCAGTTGCCTTCTTATATTCTTTCTTGGCCTGCTTGTATTCAGCCTTGGCTTCCTTCTTGCGTCTTTCGAGTTCAGGAGCAGCCTTCTTATATCCTTTTGCTCTTAGTTCCTCAGGATTGCCACCAACACCACTTAGGCCGCCGATGGCTTCATCCATCTTAGCGGCATACATGCGCTTCATTTCATACATTTTCTTTTCTCTAATGTCCTTGAGTTTAGCCTCAAAGATATCATTAGCTTCAAGCATATTCTTAGATAGAATGGATTCGACTAGTTGTCTTGACATGTTAGAGTCCGTTGTTAAATGCTAGAGGATCACGAGCCTGACCTTGATCGTAGTCACGGCCGTCTTTCTTTAGATCGATGAATAGTGTCCAGGTATCTGTAGCACCTGCTGTGCTGGAGAATACAATATCGCCTGTGCAGTTTGCTTGATCAGGAATTTCAATTGTACCAGCGGTGCAGCCAGAGTCAAAGCCGTAATCAAAAAGACCGTTACCAAATGTAACAATGGCGCTATTGGCATTGCCGCCCCATTTTAGTGTTACACCTGCTCCTGCTGTTGCAATCTGTCCTTGACCCCAAATGCGTCTGATGGCAACTCTATTAAGGCGCTTTGGATTTGTTGTGCTAACAACACCAGTAGCATTGATAGCATAAGCTAGATTTGCTGCTCTAATAAGTGATACGTTAGCATCGGTACCACCAACACCAACTACCTTAATAACCGAATGTCTATTAGAATCAACTAATGTTTGTGTTGTTAGAACTGTTGCCATCTGTTATACCTTTATTGAAAAGTTTAGTAGTTTCTTGAAGGACTCTAGGTCTTCGTTTAGCATACTTTCAACAATCTTTTTGTTCTTAGTATTGACCGAGTCATAAACTTCAAGGATTCTTTTTGCCATACTGGTATTTAGTGTAACTGTTCTTCCGTTAATCTGAAGGTTCATATTATCTGTTCCTTCACTGATCATATCACGGATATCAGATATCTTGTTCTCTTTAACCTGCATGAGTTTTTGCTTATAGCGTGTTGCTGCAATATCATCATGCTTCTGTGGTGCCTTAGAGAAACCACTGTATGTCTTAACACCCTTCTTTTCTAAAGGTGCCTTAGAACTCTTAGTAACAATATCACCGCCTGCACCAGCAGCTTTCTCTAAATCAGCAGGAGCAGAGAAGAATGCCTTTAGTGTATCCAATGGACTTTCATCAACTCTACCTTCACGTAGCTGTGCTAGTTTTAACTTAAAGTCTTCCTCACAATTCCAACGGCGTAGTGCCTTATTGATACGTGAATCCGGATCTCTTGCTGTCTTGGCAGAGGTCAAACGCTTCTTCATTCCACCCATACGTGAACAGAATGACTTACGGCGTGAGGCTCTTTTGCCCTTTGGATTCTTTTCAGTAACGGCTGTCTTTAGCTTAGAACCTGGATTCTCACGGCGATAGGCATCAACTGCCTTCTGTGATAGACCATCTGTTTTATCTTTACGGTTTACGGACTGCCAATCTTCTTCCATGTTCTTACCTTTTTCGTATCCTCTTTTAGCGCCTTTATAAGCACCTCTTACACCACCAACTACTGCGCCAATGGCTGTTCCTGGACCTGGTGCAATAGCACCTCCGATAGCGCCGCCTCTAATAGTACCATGCAAGGCACCTTTAACAGCACCTTTTGTTGCTTCCCACTTTGCACCTTCTTCTAGTTCCATTTGTTCTTCTGTATTATAAACTGATGACTCACTCAAATTAAGATTGCCATCAGGACCAAATGGAACAGATAGATACTTATCTACAGTCTTTGAATAGTATAGTGCCACAACTTGCTTGTTAGGATAAAGTCTGTATGCAACCCTTCTGAAAAGAAGCATTGCTGGCATCTGACTGAAAGATGGAATAATTTTTGATGATTTGTTTACAGTAGCTTCACGTCCC